TGTTCATAGAAATCTCTAGTATCCTGTTGATTCCTATTTATCTGTTCATTTACTGAATCTGTTAAATCAGCTTCTGTTTTTGCGTAGTTATCTACACCGTAGCCCGGTATCTCGTCACGAGACTTACCTACGATCGTTTGGAATGATGATGATGTCATAATTTAAAATCCTAAGTAAGGTGAGATCCCACTACCACCGGTAAATAAACCAGCTGTGTTAACTAATGGTGAGTAAGATATACCACCCATAAGCCCTAGTCCACTACCAGTAAACGCTGATGCAGATGCACTGCCTATGAACTGACTGGATGATCCTAAAGCAGCTGAGCCGCCTCCGAAACTAAGTCCAAGTCCACCAAAACCAGAAGCTATACTTGCTACCTGACTTGCTATCTGTAGAGCACCACCTAATCTATTTGTAGGAGGCATCATTACAGGAGCACCATAAGAGGCTGGTATACCAAGAGCTTCTCTAGCACTAGCTTGTTGAACTTGGAACTTTCTTCTAGCACCTTCTCTAGCGTAAGCCAAGTTTCTACCTAGTACATTATCTAGTACACCTTCAACTTCTGACTGAGCTGCTAACAGACCTTGGTAGTTAGCCATACCAAATGTTCTAGCTCTGCCGCCTTCGTTAACTGTACCTTTTGATCTAAAGTATCTACGAGCAGCGTTTTCTAGTTGTTTTCTACCCTTACCTTGAGCAGCAAGAGCTTTAGCATAGGCATCAGAGTTATCTCTTGATAGACCTATTACATTTCTATTTTGTGCTCTTTCGAGCTGTGTTTCTTTGTTAAAAAACTTTAACTTTTCTTGGGCAAAGATAGCATCTTTCTGAGCAGCTCTTTCTCTAGCGGCTGCTCTAGCCCCTGCATTAGCGTCTACGCACACGGCAAAATTCTATAAATGTTACATTGTTCGGCCCATGTTTTAACTTACGTAAAAACTTAAAGCCAAGAAACTTCAGCAGTTTTAAATGTGCTGTGTTTCTGCTATCAACTATATTCCAAAGGAGTCGCTCTTCGCGGCTATCGACGTACCGCTTCGCTTCTCTTGCGAATGTAATTGGATATCGGTGTATATCAGGAGTGCATAGCATCCATATATCACCTTCTGTTCCTACTCCGGCCATGCCAGCAGTCTTGCCGTCAGGCACTGTGAAATACACGTAGGATGGGTTGTGAACCATTAAAGACGGTAAGAGGGTAGGATCTATCCCATGCCCCTCTTGCACCTCTCTGTGGTCGTCTGGACGTAGGTTAGAGGCCACTTCTGTAGCAGCCTCTATTGTGAGTGGATGAATGTATTTAGACACGTTTGTAAAATTTGGGTGAAAAGTCTCCTTCCCAAGACAACGCTCTTAACGTAGCTGGGGCAGGGTGTGATGATTTAAGAATAACATCAACGTTTGTGTTTCTTTCGTACACAGGTATAGTCTTAATAAACTCGTCAAGGAACGGAGCATCAGATACTTTGTACTCATCTAATTGTGTAGATTCGTAAACTTCTGTGTAATCCGGTTTACCTATTCGTTTAAGTGTAGTTTCGTATAGACCTATTTTACCAAAGTGTATCTTAAGTCTATGTAAGACTAATGATGAATTTACATCAGCTCTACTTTTACCTCCAACATTTGATGTAGCATAAAATCTTGGAAACTTAACTTCGTAAGGATATATGTATCCTATGATTAATGTTGCTCCAGACCAGTTGCCAATAACAGTTAAGGTAGTTCCTGATACTGTTGGTTTAGCATATCTACCGATACGTGGCGCGTTAGTATCTACATCAACAATAACAAGATCGTGATTTGGTGTTGTAACTGTGTTTAACCACCCCACACCACTGAAGGTTGTGGTATTCGTAGTTGCGTTAAAGCTACCGCCGCTAATAGTAGTATGATTATCCACATGTAATAAGAAGTCTGTTTCATCTTGTGTTATACTTGGATCGTCTTGTGTCTGCACTAGTTTTATGCTTTGTAAATAGTAATCACTATCTAAAAAGAAATATTCATCATTTATAATAAAATGATATATTAATGGATTATTAAGTTTCCATTTAAACCATGCAGCTTGTTGTCTTTGCTCAGACACTTGAAAATATTTATAACCAAAAACAGTATCTGAGTTTGTCTTACTTATTAATATTATAGAGTTTTCTCTTGAGTTGGTAAGTAAGTCTATATCTTTTGGTAATAATGTAGGTACAACTTTACTAACCTCAACTATAGATGGTTCTCCTTCTCGACGTATGTTAGCCATTTCATTGAATCGACTAAACTTACCAGAGTTATCTACATAAGCTATTGTAGTTCCTAATGATATAGGAGGTATATCTTTGTTATAATTAAAGGTTGACAGGCTACGCAGTTTTGCAGTATCAGGGTTAAAGACTGTATCATCTGATGCAAGTAAAAACTGTTGGTTTGTACTAAATATCACCAAACCTGTATTAGTGTCTATGCCATCAAAAAGCTCTGATGGAAATGTTGACGCAGCTGATATATCAACAGGGTCGCTAGCTGATACTGTAAGAGCGGTTTCTATAAAGAAGTCAGGTTGACCTATCGAGCCCGGTCTTGACGCTATTGCATTTTCACCTGATAATAATACTAATCTATTTCGGAAAAACAAAACTTTATTGATACGTTTTCCTACAAAACTAGGCTCAGGATTTGTTACATTGTCTCCTACGCGTCTCTCTTTATAATCAAAAGGTCTAACTGTAAATGTAGTTGTAGCAGTACGCTGTATAACCAACGGCATATTTGTAAGTGTTTTGGTTATGCCGGGTGCTGCACATTCGACCCATGAACCAGTTCCATCTTTATTGTTTTGACCTTCAAATCTAAGATAGTAATCATCTTCCTCTGAACGTAAAGCGTTAGATACTTTTACTATATATCCATGCTTACACTGGTTAGGTAAGTTTTGCACATCGTTTATTGAGGTCTGAAACGAACGCATTAAATCATCTTCTACAACCTCTAGCTGAAACGGGTTAGCACTAGAAAAGTATATACCATTACCTATATGCTTGCCACTAATTCCACTAGGTAAATTAGCAAGAATACCACCAATAACAGTATCAGCAGTAACAGCTGTATCTGCATCAAAAGGGGTAGGCTCCGGTCTGATTATACCGTCTCCGTTAGACGATACTGTAGCATTAAGCACAGTGGATTCATGATCTTCTACTCGAATTGTATAGTTAAAGTTTTGTGAAGCAGAGTCTAAAGTTACTGTAGCTGTATTTCCTGTAACCCAGCCTTCACCACCATGTAGTAAGACCACGTCTCTACTATAACTACACCTATAGTTTTGTCCATCTGGGCCTTCTTGAATAGCACTGTAGTTAGGGCTTACACCTTGTTGTCCTACAGTAGTGATTCTAAATATTAGATTCGTTTTAGACCCTGAGTCTACACTAAATACCTGTGTACCTATACCGGGGCAGTGACCTGTGCCATCTGACTCATCTAGCGTATCACTCGATATTTTAACACGTGTAGCTCTTGTTAATGTTGTAGTTTGTGTATTGTTTCCGTGTATGTTTATACCATACTGCCTACCGTTTTCTGTACGTATTAGTTCTAAAAATGCAAAGTGTGCATCAGGTGTGGTATCAGTTGTACCTGTCATACCAACAAGCGTGTTAGCATTAGTAGTGTCACGACTGTTAACGAAGGTAGTATCGTTAATGGTTAAGAATTGTAAGTTTTCTGGAACAGTTGTTGCTAGGTAGTTTTGTATCGCTGTTTGATTATTAACACCGTTATGAGTATAATTAGTAGTCATCTGCTGACCGTCACTACAACGCCACACGCGAACTTGTCCGTCAGCTGCTACTTGACCTATGTAAGATCCCTCAGTTTCGTCACGAAAATAGTGAAACCACGAGCCACCACTTTGTACATTAGTTAACTTATCTGCTCCTATTCTTTTTGCACCCGGCCTTTTAAATAGTCCTCTAGTTATATCTGGTATCCCGTTCGTAATCTCAGTTACTTGACCCGGAAATTTTAACTGGTCAGGCTGTTCTGACATTCCTAGTGAGTATTGAGGTATAGTTTGTGTTATGCCTGCCATTATCTTCTTAGATTTCTAAATGGTTGATAAGATTGGTAATGAGTATCCTCTTCAAATCCAAGCATGTTGTGATCTGCCTGATTACACTCGTACTCCATAAGAGCTGCACGAGACAAAGCTTCTTGCTGAGCTAGTAACTTTACAAGCTGTGGATTAGCAACAAGCTGTGTAGCTGCTGCTCTTGCTGCTCGGTTTGTGATATATCTTCTAAATATTACTGGTAAATCTTCAAACTCATACAAGCGTACAACATCAAGATCAAGGGTTTCTGTAAATACATCCGTGTGTTTTATCTTGTCATATATCTTACCGTTGCGACGTACTAGATCTTTACGTCTATCAAAACGGTTGTCGTGTAAATCCATAGACAATATATCATTACCTATAAGAATGTTACCGTTTGTGTCTGGTTTGAACTCTTCGTGTTTTTCTGTGTTGAAGTGCCACCCCTCTGCCTGCGTGTCTACGTTGGCATCGCGGAGTAGATTGTATATAAATGATATTTCTGGATTGTCAAAGTTAAGTGTTGTAATAGGTGATTGACCTATAGCCCCCAGTATATTATTTACTGCGGACAGTTCTGTGTC